CGGCAACGCACGGAGCAAATAATGGCTAAATTCAGCAAAAAACAAGGCGGCAAAGAAGTTGGCGGTGCCAGCGTCTACGCACAACCACACACCATGTCTGGCAAGGCTGTGGGCATTTCTTCTACCCCCGGTAAAGAACCCAACCGTAGCAAGCTTGACAGTCTTGATGTCAGCATTGGAAACATCAGTAAATCAGCAGGTAACGAATCTGTTAAGACTGACGGCATCAAGATGCGCGGCACAGGCGCGGCTACCAAAGGCGTAATGGCTAGAGGGCCTCTAGCCTAACATCATGACGTACGACGAATTAGTTACAAGCATACAAAGCTACACGGAGAATCAGTTTCCCGATGTATATCTTGCTGATGGAACGACTGAGGGTTCTTCAACTCAGATTAACCGTTTCATCCAGCAGGCTGAACAACGCATTTACAACTCGGTTCAGTTTCCGTCTATTCGTAAGAATGTGACCGGCACAACAACTATCAGCAATAAATATTTATCTTGCCCTGATGATTTTTTGGCTACATATTCAATGGCTGTTGTTGATGCCACGGGCGCGTATGAGTACTTGTTAAACAAAGATGTGAACTTCATCCGTCAGGCATACCCAACTCCAACAGATACAGCTATTCCTAAGTACTACGCATTGTTTGGCCCAACCGTAGCGTCAAGCACTATTTCCAATGAGTTGTCCTTCATTCTTGGCCCGACACCTGATGCGGCTTACACAATTGAACTTCACTACTATTACTACCCGGTATCTATTATTCGCGGTCAAATGACAGGTGTTGGCGTAATAACAGGCGGTTCTGGCTATTCCAACGGGACGTACTATAACGTGCCTTTAACCGGCGGCACGGGTACTGGAGCTTTTGCATCAATAACCGTAGCAAGCGGCGCTGTCTCGGCGGTAACAATTTCAACGTCAGGCAGTCAGTATTTGGTCGGAGATACTTTATCTGTCAGCGCAACGTACATTGGTAGCGCAGGCACTGGGTTTTCTGCACCTGTAACTTACACAACCAACCCTGCTGGCACATCTTGGCTAGGCGATAACTTCGACTCTGTGTTGCTCTATGGCTCTTTGGTCGAGGCGTACACCTTCATGAAAGGTGAAGCTGATATTATTTTGGGGTACGATGCCAAATACAAAGAAGCACTTGCACTTGCCAAACGTCTGGGTGACGGTATGGAACGTCAGGACGCTTACCGGTCTGGGCAATTTAGACAGGCGGTGACCTGATGGCTTTTCAAGGAAACTTTGCTTGCAACACATTCAAAACAGGGTTAATGGATGCAACGTTCGACTTTATAAACGACACGTTCTACATGGCTCTGTACACCAATGACGCCACGCTTAATGCCTCTACCACGGCTTATACGGCTACGGGCGAAGTTGTGGCTTCTGGGTACACGGCTGGTGGTCTTGCTCTCACGATTGCACAGACTCCAACGGTAGGCAACTCAGGCAATGTGGCGTATATCTCCTTTGACAATGCAGTCTGGAGTGGCGCTATTACTGCTCGGGGAGCTTTGATATACACATCTGGTGGCTCTGTTTGCGTGCTGGACTTCGGTGCGGACAAAACATCGTCTTCCACATTCACTGTGCAGTTCCCCACCTCCACCAACACATCAGCCATCATAAGGATTGCGTAATGTTAGTCACTACAACCAAAGGCGACATGGACGATTCTTTGCTTGAAAAGCGGGAAGGTACAGTCGATAATGACAATGAACTCACCACATGGGTTGAGTACTGGCTGGAAGGCGAACTTGTTCACCGTTCTGCCCATGTGACCCTGAAGAAAATGCCTGTCTTTGGCGGCGGTGAAACAGCATCAATCGGCTAAAGGAAAACTAAAGTGGCAAATACCCAGTCAATGTGTACTTCTTTCATGAGCGAACTTATGCTCGGTCAGCACCAGCTTGGCACTTCAACTATTGTGTCCCGTACCAGTTTGACTGCGCCAACGACAGATACCGTTAAGGCGGCTTTGTACTTGGTGTCAGCAACGGTCAACGCATCAACCACGGTATATTCTGCTACTGGCGAAGTGTCTGGCACAGGTTATTCCGCTGGCGGTGTAACGGTAACAAATGCCAACACTCCAACATCAACCAACAGTTCTGCAACTGCTGGCGTAGCCTACTGGACTCCTTCCGCTTCACTTACCTATACCACAGTGACGTTGACCACGGCGTTTGATACGGTTTTGCTCTACAACTCGACTCAAAGCAACAAGGCAATCAGTGTCCACACGTTTGGTTCGCAGACCATCACGGCGGGTACTTTTACGCTGACGATGCCAGCAAACACTACATCAGCAGCGCTTTTGCGTCTGGCTACAACCTAAGCGGAGGCGGCGCAAGCCGTAGACCATGTTTGGTATATCCGCATTTGCAGAATCGCCGTTTGCTTCACTTTCTGGTGTAACGATTGTCGTTGCACTGACGGGTGTGGTGGCTGCTGGTGCAGTTGGCACAGTAACCCACGGCAAAGAAGTCGCAATAACAGGGGTTGGCTCTTCTGGTTTGATTGCAAATTTGGTTGGCGGTCAGCCGTTGACCGGGGTTCAGGCCGCTGGCTCGGTTGGAACTCTGGTTGCTGTGTACTGGAGATCGATTGATGACAGCCAGACCGCAAACTGGCAAAATATCACGGATTCACAAACACCGGGTTGGGCGGTTATAAACGATAATCAAACAACAAACTGGGTTGAAATTGAAACTGTGCCGTAAGGATAAAAAATGGCTTTTGTACTTGCAGACAGAGTAAAAGAGACTACCACTACGACTGGTACGGGAACAGTGACGCTTCTTGGCGCATCAACTGGGTTTCAATCCTTTTCAGCTATTGGTGACGGAAACACTACCTTCTACTGTATTGCAGGTCAAACCACATCAGAGTGGGAAGTCGGTATTGGCACATACACTTTATCTGGCACAACCTTAGCCAGAACAACGGTGCTGTCAAACAGTGCGGGAACACAACCAACCGCGCTCACATTTTCAGCAGGCACAAAAGATGTGTTTGTCACATATCCATCAGGTAAGTCAGTAAACCAAGATGCCAGCGGTAATGTGTCATTTGCTGCTGGCACGGCGTTGTTACCTGCTATCACCACATCAGGTGACACAAACACAGGTATCTTCTTCCCTGCCGCTGACACTGTTGGAGTGGCTACAAGTGGAAGCGAAAGATTAAGAATTGATAGCTCTGGAAATTTGGGAATAGGTACTACAAACCCATCACGTTCAAAACTAGTTATTGGCGCAACAACTCCGCAGATTTCTTTTACTGATACTGACGGCAGTAGCAACATTATTGACATTACTCGTGTAGCTGGGCCGGGCTTATCTTTTTCTAGCAGCGGCTCGGAAAAAATGCGTATCGACTCCAGCGGTAATGTGGGTATAGGTACTAGTTCGCCATCTAGCGCCTTGTCTGTTGCTCGTTCATCTGGCGAAGCAGTGATTAGTATTTCAAATTCAGGAACTGCAAGTTCTTGGCTTACATTAAGCCCCGGTTCTTCTGGTGTTGGTTACATTCATAACACAGGAAATACGTCAACTGTTTTTACAACCAATAGCACAGAACGCATGCGTATCGACTCCAGCGGTAATGTCCTTGTCACTTCTGCTGCAGGTCTAGGCTACGGCACAGGCGCAGGAGGGTCGGTTACTCAGGCGACAAGCAAGGCTACTGCGGTTACGTTGAATAAGCCGTGTGGAACAATTACCCTTACCGCCGACGCACTAGCTTCAAATACAACAGTACGTTTCTCTTTTAACAATTCTATATTAGCAATTACGGATACCGTAATTTTGATTATTCGTAACGGTGTAACGGCGGGAGCATATCTAGTGTGGGTAGATGGTACAGCGGCAGGTAGTTGTACACTTGCAATACGCAACATATCCGGCGGCTCTCTTTCTGATGCGGTAGTTCTTAACTTCTCAATCATCAAAGGAGTAATAGCATGATTTATTTGGCAGCAGTATGTCACGATATCAAATCAAACACGCTTGAAGCCACATGGCTTGAAAAAACAGAAACGGAACTCAAGCGCATCAAGTGCCGCAACTACTCTGCCGAGCAGAAGGGTGAATTCCTAGCCGACTGTGGTGCGGATGGTCAAAAGTATGTTGATATGGCTGGCTGGTAATGCAAGCCCTCATCACAGCCCTGACAGCACGAATCACAGCACTGGAGAATAAAACATGAGCAGTACATATTCAAGCAACCTGCGGATCGAACTGATCGGCTCGGGCGACCAAGCCGGTGCATGGGGCGCAACCACAGACAGCAACCTCGCCTACATTCTGGACACAGCCGTCGCAGGGTATCAGGCTGTGCCAATTACCTCTACCTCCCAAGCCCTGACTTATGTCAACGGCCCATCGTCCAGCGCGGCATTAAATCAGTCCGTGTACGCCATGCTGAAGTTCACCGGCGCTTCTGCGGCAACCAGCGTTTACATCCCACCTGCGTCTAAACAGTACATCGTTTACAACAACAGCGGATACACCATAACGATCTACAACTCTACGGTCATCGGCAACACCACGGCTGCTGGTACAGGTATCTCCGTTGTCAACGGTGACAAGATCATGGTGTGGTCTGATGCCACAAACGTGTTTGACTTGCAGGCGCAGAACTTGACCGGCACGCTGGCAATCGCCAAAGGCGGTACAGGCCAGATAACCCAGCAGTTAGCCATCAATGCCTTGACTGGTGCGCAGACAAACAACCGAGTGCTTCGCTCAGACGGCACAAACGCTACGCTATCGCAGGTTAATGTTGGAACAGACGTTACAGGAACCTTGGCTATTGCCAACGGCGGTACTGGGGTCACAACTCTTGCTGCACTTGGCAGTTTGTTCTATCCGGTTGGCTCTATTTACTCCAGCACTGTTTCCACCAACCCCGGCACATCTTTAGGCTTTGGCACATGGACGGCCTTTGGCGCTGGTCGGGTGATGATGGGTGCGGGCAATGCCTCATACCTTGCAGGTACTACGGGCGGCAGCGCAGATGCAATTGTGCCGACTCACACCCATACAGCAACATCAACTGTTACCGATCCAAGCCATACCCACGGTATCCTTACATACGACGATTCCAATACGGGGGCAGGAAATTTTATTGCCAACCTGTCTCCAAATGGCCCTCAGACTACTAAACAAACACAATCAATTACCACGGGTATTACGGTTGC